TGCCCGACATCGCAATCTATTATACGTGTCCACCCCATCTGTCCATTCCCATCCCAACGTATCCTTTACCCTAACAAATCCCATCCTCTCCAAACTATGACCGTCACCATACCTTAAATCTACCCATGATTGTATTTTCGCTATACCTTCATAATCTTTCATCGCTCTATTCAATAATTTGCTGTATCCCCCACTTACACTCCATCCTGCCTTTACACAGAATCTTTCCACCTTAACAATATCCCCAATTTTCTTTGTGCTAATAACAGCCACTACTTCACCACTATACTTCAGCCCATACCCTCCAACCTTAATCCCACCTTTCAAATGCCATTTTTCATAAAAATCATAGCATTCTTTTGCGTCCATTCTTACAATTTCACACTCTCTGGCTCCAACTCTATTCTCAACCCTACCCATCACCGCATCGATAATTCCTTTTACGATCTCCCACTTATCCCTAATCTCATTTTCCCTAAATTGCAAAATCCTCATTCCCCTACTTTCAAACCATTCCCTCATCTCAAAATGATACACCCTACCTCTATACTCCTCCGTATGCCAATACAATCCATCAACATTTAAATATACCCTTTCATTCAATTTAAAATCAGGTTTATACTTAAACCCTTCCAACTTCGTATCCCCAATCCATTCCACACCCAATTGTTCTGCTACAAACGTTTCAATCTTGTTCTGTTTGAAAATGCGTTTGGGATGCTGGCTGCCTCGCATGGCCTCATTCGGTATAGTCCACCACTCACCAAACTCAGGATCGATAAACCTTGCTTTTGTTTTTGTGTTTATATATGTGGTTTTATCAAGCACAATCCCGCGACCATTTTTATCAATCCGCTCCTGAATCTTGTCCGGACTCATTGTGAACTTTTGCTTTAGTGTTTCTATTTTTTGTTTCGGATGACCTTTTCCTTGAAATACATTATACGGCAATGCCCACCATTCACCAAACTCAGGATCGATAAAACGGGCCTTGGTATGGGTATTTACATATGTAGACTTGTCTAATACGACCCCATTACCCTGTTTATCGAGCCTTTCTTGCACTTCATCTGCCGATAACCGTCTTTTATGTATCCTATTAGCTAAGCTTCTTTTAGGGTGCCCGCGTCCATTTAATACACTGTGAGGCGTTGCCCACCATTCGCCATATTCAGGGTCAATGAAACGAGCTTTTGTTTGAATTTTAACATATGTAGATTGATCTAGGATAATACCTCGACCATCCTTATCTAATCTTTCTTGGATTTGTTGTGGAGATAGGGTTAGTTTTTTTGAGCGGGATAAAACGCCTTTTTTGGGGTGTCCACTGCCCATTAATACCTTGTTGGGTTTAGCCCACCACTCACCAAACTCAGGATCGATAAAACGGGCTTTTGTGCCAGTATTGATATAGGTAGATTGATCGAGGATAATACCTCGCCCATCCTTGTCTAATCTTTCTTGGATTTGTTGCGGGGTGAGTTTTTGGTATTGCGCCTTGTTTGCTAGCCCCCGTTTTGGGTGATTGGATATTTTATGCACGACATTATACGGCGTTGCCCACCATTCGCCATATTCAGGGTCAATAAATTTGGCCTTGGTGCGGGTATTCACGTATGTGGATTGATCCAATACAATAGAACGCCCCTGCTTATTGATCTGATCCTGTATTTGTTGTGCGGTTAGTTTTTTAGACACCTATCCTCCAGCCTCCTCTCCAACTTACACTCAAATTAGGGCACTTTATACCAATATACACTAATAAGCAAGAATAGTCAACTTTTATTTGAACTGTTTAGCCCTAAAATTGGTAGTTAAAAGAAAGGCGGCCTTTTAGCCGCCTTGTATGAAATCGAAAATGATGTATATGATTAGGGCAGAGAGGTAGCGCCTGCGCTTTCGTTATGAGTCCCCGACTCATCCGACACGATAGTTCCCACATAGGTTACGCTGATAGGGGCAGTTCCTTGAGCAGATGCGCTAGTGCTGTAGTTTACTGGAATGCACCCCTCAATTTTTGCAATCAATTTATTTGTTTGTCTGTCTAAAACAGAGATTGTAACTGGCCCCAAATTAAGTAAGTCTTGCAACTTGGGCACCTTTGGCAATGTATGAGGTCCTCCATCAATCACACGAAACCCGCTACATTGTACAGTAACTGCATCATATCCGGTCGGAGTGATCTCGTTAGCCGAATAACGGCCAAGCGTAAAAATTGGCTCGGCGCGCACATTCATCGAATAACTAACGGCGTTATAGATTCCTACGGGTTGGCCAGCCACTTGAACAACCGCCCTACCACCTGTAAACACCTTATGTGACATTTTAATCCTCCTTTTTTACTTAAGCACTTTGTGTAATTTCTGAAATATCAATTGATATCGGGATAAAGTATAGCGTAGTTGCTAACTTAATCTCAACCGCAACACTCATAATCGGCCCATTGATTTTAATTTTGGCGTTTTTCCATCCAAGCGGGGCATCACTAGACTCGCCAATTAAGCGCAATCCTTTATATTGGGCCATTTTGTCGCCCAAAAACACCAACGCGCTGTTGGCGGATATTTCGGCAAGCGACTGACCGACAAAAGCTTGTTGAAAACTTTCGGCCAGATCCAAGCTTACCAAATCTGCGGCGTACATGGCTTGAATGCTGTTATACACAAAGTTGCTATCTAAACCATACGTGGTCTGGTCAGAAACCCATTTAACACCAGCTACAGCCCTTTGCATAGCCAAAAGACCGCTTGCCAATGCGCTTTCAAGTTGAGCAGGACTTCCAGAGTCAAACCCAGCGGGGTCTCTTAAAGCAATCACGTTAGCTAGCTTATTGGTGATCCCTCTGTTAAATCCAGCACATTGCATAGCGGCAGCTACAACAGCCCCCATCCATGCCCCAAAGGTTTTAATTTCACCTTTGCTATCAAGCGCATCAACCTTTTGGAATGTCATGGCCACTCTTGGGCTTGCAAGCGATACAGCCTGAGCTTTAGCCGCTGCAAAGTTGGCATCCATACCGACAATGGCCAAACGATGTCTTTTTAACTTAGGAATACTCATTGACAATACGTGGTTTTTAACAGCACTATGGATGGCCGCAATAGAGTATGCCGATCCAGACTCGGTTAAACCGTCGGCAATATCGTCCGAAGCGTTTCGGCTAAACAGCGGAACGATAAAGTTTACGGCCACGCCCTCCAACCTTAACAACGCATCTAGTATATGTGCGTTAGTGGTATGCCCTTTAGCTCCACCAGCCAAGAACACAAAAGTGGTTTGTGGAGATGCCAAGCCATCAACATCGGTCATTTCTAGTTCGCAAAGCTGGGACAATGCCAATGCGTCTTTTGTGTTTTTAACGGATTTCTTAATACGACCAGCCATTAAGGCGGTTCCACTTACAGCAATTCCGATGCCAGACACTTTGTCCAAGTCCATCGGCTTCATATTGGTTCCTTCTGTAGTTGTCTCAGCCGTATAACCAGGCTGAGCATCAATAAAAGCGGCCAAATCTTGCAAAGTGGCGAATTGTTTAATATCAATGTTAAGGTTGGATCCAGGTCCACCAGAAACGGTAGTGGTAAGGATTCCTGCCGGAGTGATAGACAATGTGGCGGTAGTTCCTGCATATCCTACTTTTAAAGCCACTTCGCCTTTTGCCAACAACGATTCAGTTGCGTTAATGTCGGTCCTGATAATATTCCACTCTACTTCACTCTCGGCCGAGCTAACATATAATCCTGCCGATAATCCAAGTTTGGCAAGGTCACCCGGGGTAGAATCGATTAACTCCAATGATTTGCCCCATCCTTTTCTATGATTTGCGGGATCGGTGTTTAATTTTAATACAATAGTATTTGGGGCAGAACCTGCGGCAGCAGAAATTCCTGAAGGCAACAAGCCGTTTAGCTCAGTCACTAAAGTCGCAACGTTTGAGTGGTTTGCCGGAGTGTTAGAAAGCTGAACAGACACTGCCGCACCGCCATTGATTCGAAGGCTAAACTCTGCATTGTCCAAAGCCGCACCAAAAGCTGGGATAGCAGCGCTCACTGCTTCTGGTGTATTTTCAGCCTGAGTCTCTACAATGCGATATTTAATTTTGTTGCCGTCTTTTCCCCAGTTTTTAGCCCTTAAAATGGCGTAATCAGTATCAATAATAGCTTGTGCTTTTGCTCCGTTATTTGTCTTTAGCACATATACCACATTTGGAGCGCCGGTAATTGCGGGGTCAGAGCTAGCGGCAGATAAGGCCTTAAAGGCATCAACAATGGGTCCGGCAACAAACTCTTTTCTTACACGGTCAAACTCGTCAGGGCCGTAAGCTTTTTCCGTAATTTCTCCTACAGAAAAATGAGCCCCTGCCTCTGCTTCCCCTATAATTGCCATGACACCAGATGCGCCAAAGCCTAGGGCGGTGTTCCTGACGTTATTCTCAAAATACGCGCCAGGAATGTTTGTTTGCACAAAAGCGGTGTTAAGCTTGATAGCCATTGATTATCTCCTTTCTTTTTATTCTAAACCAAAATGTTTTAGACCTTCTTCAAACTTTTCTGGCTTATTAAATCCGTAAGTCAAAAAATGCGCGTAAACCACGTCAGCGATATTTCCATATGCCTTATATTTGTTTTTATGCTTAGCCCAAAAAAGTTCAAACTCTTCTCTTAGCTCAGCTTGTCTTGATTTCCGATCCACTTTAGATACGGATTGTTTGATTTCTTCTTTAAGCTCCACAACCCGTTCTTCAAGACGTTGCTGAATGTCATCGTTTACATTAACTTTTTTCTTGCTCATCCTCATGCGCGGGAGACCCCGGCCTTCAGGCTGGGGAGGGATAGCGCGGCGGCGATAAGCCGCCCTGTTCCCGCCTCTCCTTTCCTCAAATTGCTATCCTTGTCCATGAATACCCATACCCGTCTACTCGCTTTTCCGAGCACGGCATGAGCGGTTTCTTCCCGCAGTCCAATACAAAGACTGCCATCTCAACCTCCTATGCCCTTACGGGACTTGTTACGCGGAGCCTTGCGGCCCCGTCTCCC